ATTAGTCCTGTGTCTGCCTGTGGTTTTTCAGATACCGGGCATGACCTAAATACAAGCAAAGTGATAAGTACACCACAAAGCACAAAAACCCACTCACTTCGTTTCATCCTCCGCAAAGAAATTGGTCACGAACTTACCTACTGCGCCGCACACACCCGAAATCAGCATCAACTTGGGATGGTCAAGATTTAACCCGGCAACGAACAAAGATGCAGCCGCAATGCTATCACCCAAAACCCTGAAACGCTTGGGGGTTGGTTGAAAATAGTTTTTAAGTTTCATCTTCCTTGTCCTCTGTATGGTTTTGCTGACTTGTGTTTGTTCGCTGACTTCGTGTGTCTGCCCAATCTTCGCTTTGGCTTTGGCTGCCACTTTACTATCTCACTTTTTTTTGCCATTGAAAAACTTATAGATGCCTATGCAAGATAAAACAAGGGCAGCGGTGAAGGATAGGAATTGAACAATGGGAAGCAACTTTGCAGCAGCCCCAGCCAACCATAACAGCCAACTACCTACGATGGTTTCAGTTTCGTTTTTCATCAGGGAAAGGGCGGTGCAGGTTTAGGAACATATGGAATGAGTGGCAATTCAACAACCCACATAAAATCAGTGTTCACGCATTGGCTGATTTCCTCAACTGAAATCACCCAGTTGTTGTCATTGTCTTGTATGGGGTTGAAATAGCTGTCATCCATGTACCATTGACCGACAAGTTCTTCTTTTTGTATTTCAGTCAACAGCCCTACATATTGGCTGTAATTTTCAGGGGATATTTCGGATAGTTTATACATTACACTTGGCGATTTAATGTGGTTTGGTATGCTTGTACTGCTGTATAGAAGTTAGCGGCTTCGGTGTCGGTTAGGCCGTCACCAAATGATGTAAACGCTACTTGTTTATTATCAAATTCTGCAACATTGAAACCAGTTGTGTTGATTGCTGATATAACTAATGTTTTTGTTGATGGGAAAGAATTTACAATAACAGTATTTGTGTTTGAGCCAACAGTTAAGCCGTTTTTCTTTAAAATCAAGCTATTATTTGCAGTTCTTGATGTAGAATAAAAACCTCTTGTGTCCGTGTTTGTTATACCACTTAGTGGATAATTATTATCACCAAGAACAGTGAACATTTTAAGTGTTACATTGTAATTTAAAGCCAAAGTAAAATTTGGTTGACCTGCGGTATCGTAACAACCAAACGATGTTCTTTGCGATTGTGCTGTATTAGAGCGAGAATAAAAAGAACCATGTGCATTATTACTTGAAAATACCGAATTTGGTGTGATGAAAGTATTAGCCCATCCATTAGTTCCATTGGGCAAAGCACCTGTTGAACTATGTGTCCATCCGCCATTAAACACCAATCTGAATGCAGCATCCAAATCTCTTGGGTCTTTCAAGTTCCATTTGTGTGTTGATGAAGTACCACCAACAAAAGGATATATGGCTTTCATCTTTGACCAAATGCCATAACCTTTCAAGTCAGTTACTAATGTATTGATTGCACTCTGCTGTGTTGCATCAGTTATCCCAGCAGCATCAATAAATGCTTGTGCATCGGCATCAGTGCCACCGCCACTAACTGCCGCTACAAATGACCGAACACCTATTCTAATCATACGTTATACGCTACGATGCTTCCGCTTGTCAGTGTTATGCTGCTGAACCAATCACCTTCGGAAATCGAAATGAACGTGCCTTGTTTCAGGGTTACACCTGTCAGTCCGAGGGTTGTCATTACGCTGCTACCTGCTTTGTCAAGGGCTGCGGAAACAACCGCATCTGCGTTAACCACAAAACCCTGCCAACGGCCGGTATTTGCACCTGTTCCTGAAAGGACTTTGCAGCCCGTGAAACCACTCATAAATTCTGTTGCTGTACTCATTTTATTCTATTGTTGGGAATGTTAAATTGTTATTGGGGGTGTCGCAGTAATCTCTCAAATTTGGGCAATGGTATTCGATAACGGCTGCAACTCCGCTAACGATGTCCGTTTGTGCGTCATAAAAGGGTGTAATGCTGTCGTTGATTACCCATGTTCCGGCTATGTTGTTTCGGTAGACATAACGCAGCATGGAGTAAATGTCGAGCATGACCGTGTGCATATCGCTGATGCGTTCTACGGCATCGGTAAAATCTTCTCTGTGCCTGTCAGCAATGGCAACCGCAAAGCGGTAAATCACTTTGTCAACGGTCACCTGTGAACCATCAGGGAAAATCCTCATCAACGGATAAAGCTGCTCACCGCTTGTATTGATATTGGGTTCAATATTTACGATGGTTGCCTTTATCTGCTTGTGGTTGTTTCCCGCAGTTTCCAGAGCTTCCAGTAGTTGGTTGATTGTTACCATTTAAGTAGAGTTTCAGTTTGTTTTCGTTTTTCTGTCTTACTTTATTCATGAGAAAAATCCACGCAGGAATTTGTAATCATCATCTTCACCCAGATAAAACCCACCAAATAAGTATTGGTTCTGTGGGTTGATTACATCCAAGCCACTTGCAGGGTTTTGATATTCGGGGAAAAGTGTATCATTTTCAGCAAGATACAAACGCAATCTTTCAGCGTAGTATTCCGCCTTGTTTTGGTAACGCTGCTCTATCATGCGAAGCTGATCAACATCCACCGCGTTTGCGTTTTCTGCTCCACGACTTGCTGCTGACTTATTCATCATTTTGTAGGTCAATGGAAGCATTGAGTCCAAAATAACGTAGTGATACAGGCAAGGTGCAACGTATTTGTTGACCAATGTCAGGTAATTACCACCAAGCCCAGCACCATTGATGTCATCACAAATCTTGTCGTATAGGGTGCTGCCCAAAATATCACGGATGTACACATCCTGTGCGGTACGCATGGCAGTCTGTAACAATTTGCTATCGACATTCTCGTCAATAGGGGTGTTCTTCTTTACATCCTGCTCACTTACGAAATATGCGAAATTAGCCATTGTTTCTTCTCCTTACAATTCTTTGTTTCCATTCGTGTCGGCAATGCGGAATATGCAATGGTGGGTCAGTATTTGGCACGGTGTACCAACCGCCCCTTCGAAGCCATACGGAATAGTCCATGATTTGCGACATTTCCTCGATTTCCTGACGAGTGTAAAGTTTACCCATTTGCATCATACGAGTGCAAAATTCACGGCTTTTTCCACCGGGTTGCAATAATGGTGCATCGGGGTCTAAATCGTACTTGTATCTTAACTCCAATTTGGGCAGTTCGGTATCAGCAATCTCACCACGGCCAATGTCGGTGATTTTGATTGCATTGTTTGTCCAATTTATCTTTCCGCTGTCCTGCAAAGTTTTCAAAATCTTGATGACTTCTTCTTCACCTATTTTAGTGGCAGTAGAAATGTCTTTCAATGTGGCTTTTTCATCGGAATTTACAACAGCCAACACCCTCTTTTCTTTGGTGGTAAGTTCAAATGTAAGTTTCACTTCCTCAAATTCGCTTTCATCGGCCCCAAATTTGGCAAAAGTTTCTAAATCCTTATCCGACCATTTGTGAAATTCACAGGTATGACCGTCAAACTTCTGCGCCTGAATGGTGGTGTTTTGTAGTCCGAGTGCTTCACGTGCTTCCTCACGGCTTACAATGCCAAATTGATACAATGCCACGTAATCAACACCCAAGAAATCGCTGTCTTTTGTATCTAATTCAATGCCGGGGTAAACGTATTCAAGGGTATTTTCAAGGCAAGTGTCAAGTTTTACTTGACGTTTGTTAACGTATGATTTGTGGAACAACTCGTATGCCTCAATCATTTCATTACGCTGACCAAGTGCGCCTTCGGTTGCGTAGCCGAGCAGGATTTTTGGAAAGTTGTGGCCGATAAAGATTTCATCCTGTACCGTTTCATTAAGTTGCAGGAATTGTTTGTCCATGTCGGAAGGTTGCAAGTGTGCAATCTCGGCCGACTTTTCATTCATCTCATTGAACTGAATAAGCACACCACCTGCATTATCTGTGCCTGTGGTTTTCTGTTTGAACTTCCTCTCAAAGTTGTAGGCAATCTCTTCGGTCGGCTGTCCTTTGAACAACTGAACCAGTGTGCCGTTGGCAAACCCGTTGCGGATGTTGTTATTGTGGAAGTTGGCTATCTCCACATCAATTTCAATGTACTGCAAACAATGCTGATAAGGGGGCAACGGATAAACACCCAAGGCAGGTGCGTACTCACGGAAGTAAAACAGCTGAACTTCCATCGGCTGTGCCTTGTTTGGATTGAACGGAGCATAATGCTTCATGTCCTCATGCTTTGCCTTTTTCCAATCCTCGGCATACATATAGATTTCGTGGTCAAGTGTCCGAATGTTGCTGAAATCTACGTGGTACAAAGCAGAAATCTGCCCTACTTTGTTGTAATGCACCTCGTAAGCAAAGCCGTTGAACAATTCATAATCCAGAGCTAACTTATTTTTGAACTCCTGAATACCCTCGTATGGGTTAACGTATTCAATTACCTTAACTGCGCTGGGGTTGCCATCCACCAAGGTTTCTTCTCCTGCCACAAAACGGGCTTTCTGCCTTACAATAGCCCCATGTTTTGGGCTTCTGTTGTAAAATTCAAGTAACGTATCGGGGAAATCGTTCTTTTCCCCATAGGTCACGATGCCTTTATTCTTGTTTTCCTTGAATTTAGGCAACTTTGACTCAGTGAAATTTATGCGTAGTAAATCGAAACTCATCCTATATGGTGCTGCTTAATGGTTGTATTGACCTCATGGTCGTTAAATGCGGTATGTGATGCCGTTACATAGGCCAATCCCCGGTCAATTTCCTGTGATGCAAGTAATGGATTGGTATTGGTCGGGGAAGTTTGTGCGTATAAAGCCCAGTAATGCGTACCAACGGCCAATGTTTTTGCGGTGCTGCTGCCCTCTACAAATGAAAATAACTGGTATCTGTTGGGTGCTGTGCTTGTATCGGTTACAATAAATGCCTTTTGTTCCTGCGACATTTCACTTTCAAACACGAGCAGATAGTACACGGGTGAAACCGTTACTTTTTCCCTGCCAGTGATAATCAGTTCAGGTGTGCCGCCCTTTGTAATGTAAAGCATCCTATCTATATAAGTAGGTCGATTTCATGTTAAACAAAAAAGGTGGTCAATGACCACCCTTTCTGCATGAAAACACTATGAAAAAATCAAAGACCCAGCGAAGTTACAACAGCGGCCTGAACTTTCAAAGGTAAATCGGTCTCTTTGTGGAGAAAATTTAATACATGACCTTTGAAATCACCGAACGCTTGTCCGAAGTTGGTTTCACTCTGCTGCAACTGAACACCATAGTCAGCACCCAGCAGCCAGTAGTCACCACTTGCATCAAGGGCAATGGCCAACATCCTGTTTTGAGCAAGGAGTTTAATCTCGTTGCGCTGTGCAGTGGTAACTTTGTGCAGACGTGCAACAAGGTCAGCTTCGTAAAACACGGTTCCGTTTTCAGTTGAAGGAATTGTGCGCCAAGTCATGGAGCCAGTTTCCTTTTCCAATTCATATTTGAAGTAGCTTTTGCCACCACTCAAAGTGTGGGCAGAAACTTCGCCTGATGATTTGGTTAATGTAGCTTTGGCGTCGAATTCCACGAGCCAAATATTTTTGATACCTGCGGCTGCGGTTTTGCAGTCCAAGGTAAATCCAGTTGTTAATACACAAGCCATATTATTTTTTTAAATTAAAGGGGGGTAGGGTTTTTCCCCACCCCCCGGGTTAAACTTTCTCTATTCGGTTAAAATTAGAGTGTGAAAAGAACAACTTGCTCAGGGTAAGCAACCTGCACACCATATTTGAAAGCGGTGTGGAATTGTACTCTGCGCTCGAAAGGATTGAAGATGAATTCAAACTCTTCTTCTTCGTTCATCATGTCAGTACCCAAGAAGAAGTTAGACCACAGACCAGCAACGATTTTGTTGGTGCTGTTCATACCGTGCAGACCGTAAATCTTGATGCCGGTGATAGGGTCAACGATTTCCATCTCTGCGATTTCGTTTGCAGGGTAGTGGTACAGATTAGCAGTTACCAACCACTGTCTGTAAAGACGGAAGGTGTCGGTACCCATTGCGATGAACAGGTCGGGTTTGCCCAACAGAGCAGCAGGGATAACGCTGTAAATGGTAGTGATGATGTCATCAATGTTGGAAGCAGTGATAGAAGCGTAAGCGTCACCTACGTTACCTTTGATTGGGTCACCTGCACCACCGAAACCTAAATCACCCAAGATAGTCAGGAAGCCATCCCAAAAGCCGTTGTTTCCAGCACCGCCAGTAGTATCACCCTGCCAAATTGAAGTTTCGATAGCTTCGGCAATTTTGGCAGCTTTTTCAGCTCCGATTTGCTCGGTGAATACACCCATGTCGATAGCTTCACCAGCGGCAAGAGCTTTCTGTGTGTATTTGGTTTCCAAGTCCTTGGGGCACAAGGTTTCTTGAACCTTAACTTTTCCAACGGTCAGTGTGCGCTTGGACAGGGTAGTGTTACCGCTTGTCTGATAAGAGCAGCTGTCAGATTGGAAGTAAACGTCTGAATACAGCAAAGGCAGTATTTCAGCGGATTTGATACCGGGGAGAACCTGTCCAGCACCCTGCAAAAGATTTGCAGTTTTGGCGGTGAACATCGCTTTGGTCAGAAGGTTTAAGCTCTCTTCTTTGGTGTAATTGGTGAGACCTGTTACGTCAAATGCCATGATTTTATTTTATTTTTTGATTGATTTGATTGCGGAAACAAAGCCAAAGAAATTTTCCTCTTTTTCGGGTTTAACTGAACCGAATGGCTTTTTGGTCGGCTCAGGGGTGGTGGCTGCAAACTTTTCAAACACGCTGAAAGTTTCTTCAACTTTGCCCAGTATGTTTACAAGTGCAGTTTCAAGGGTAGCGATTTTCGCTGCCAGTTCTTCGTTAGCGGCACGGAGTGCGTCAAACTGCTCCAATGATGCAAACTGATTTTCAACCTCAACTTCTGCAACTTCGGCAGGTTCTTTGGTTTCAATCATTTCAACCACACCATCTTTGGTAGTTACCAAAAGACCAGTGGTAGTTTCATGCACTCCATCGGGAGCAGGAACGATACCCTCTTCGCCTTTAACATTCAGGAGCATTCCGGCTGCAAGTTCCTCACCTTCGAAAACCACGATAGTTCCGTCAACCAAAGTCAACTCACCAAACGCAATCTCGGCAGGAGCTTCGCTGAAACGCTGCTTTACCTCTGCCATGAATGCGGCAAGAGATAACTTCATTTCGGCTAATTCTGATTTAAATTCCATATATCTTAAAAGGTAGATTGATTTTAACCTATGCAAAATTTTTCAGCATGGCGGTTATTTCACGCATCATTTCAAGGACTTCATCCTGTTCTTCCATGTCAAAAAGCCCCTCAACTGAAAATCCTTTCCACTCGCCATCCTTAACTTTCGCCCAAATTTCCTCATTGTCTATTAAATAGGTCAGGAACCACGAGCCATCCTTTGCATCTTCGTACCCGGTAGGTGGCATCACACCACGTTTGCGGTCAATGAAGTATGACTCAATCATGTGAACACCCTCTTTTACGGGGTTGGCATGGTCGGTATTGACTGCCTTGTAAGCATCGTTGCGGACAAATTTCTTTGCTATCTTCCAAATGGTGTCGGCATCGAATGTCACGTAGTATTCACCCCTGATGTCATCGTAGCGGTAAATGGGTAAATCGGCCAACATTGCAGGGCCGGTCACGATCCGCTTTTCTTCGGACTGAACAGAGTATACCTGTCTCATGTCTATTTGCTGTAATTTGCGCTGCGCCCATGCAATACCTTCGTCACCGCCCCAAGCCAACCACATCAGGCGGCCACATCCGTCACCAAGTTCTTTGTCGCTGTTCTGTCTGTGACGTTCAAATGATGCCATGCGTGCAATCGTTTCACGGCTGATGGCCATGCCATTTGCGAGTTGGTTCGCACGAATTTTTCCTGTGGCCTCCCCGCAGTCACCCCATCCGTTTTCTTCGGCCCAACGGAGTGCTACCTTTGCATTTTCTTTGGCCGCTTCGGGGTAGTCATCATAGCTTTCAAATTTCTGTCTGCTTTCCCATTTGCTGTAACACACGGCAGCTGCTTGTTCCTGTTCCATGCCTTCGCCAATCATTACCGGGATGCAACGGCTGATAAATTCATCTTCGGTTTCGTTTGCTGTCGGGTCAACGAATTGGTCTTTGAACAGCATGAAGTCTTTTTGTATGGCTGGGCGGTCAACGAGTGAAACAAAGTCCACGCCTGTTTCGTCATCATCATTGACCACAATTTTATACACTGGTAATTCCATATCTTTAAAAGTAGGTTTAAACAACACTTGTATTTCTTAACCTGCGGACACGGGTCTGCGTTTTGGTGATGTCACCTTCAAGAACGTACACTCTGCCCATGCCACCGAATTGACCTTCTTCTGGTAACGCACCGCCTGTGAGTGGTGTCATTGCACCGGGGGCAGCACCTACCGCACCAATGCTACCGCCACCGCCACCACTCGCAGTACCGCCACGCAAAATATCTCTTGCACGTTTTGCGTTGTTAAGCACCATTGCCAATCCTGATGCGTACACGGCTGCACCTGCAATCTGTGGGCCGGGCGGTGGAACCTGCATTGCAGTTAAGGTTTTTGCTGTATTTCTTGCTTCAACTATTGTAGCTGAAATTGCCTTTGCTGTATCGGCTGCAATAGCTGCAAGTGCGAATGCCTTTTGTGCATCACTGCCCTCTTTCATAAGCCCCGCCATTGCATTGAAAACATCGGCAGCACCTTGCAAAGACCTTTCACGTATGTTTTGTATTGCTTCCTCTTTGCGCTTTTCATCCTCTTTTTGTTTGTCTCCTATCTCCTTTCGCTTTTGGGCAAGTTGCAATTCAAGTGCGGCAACTTCCTCTCCATTTTCTTTGCGGATGCGGATTTCATCCTTTAACCTTTTTACTTCTAAATCTGCTGCGGCTGCGTTTAGCTGCTCGGTTGTGAGATTTTTGTCATATAGTGCCGCTTCCTGTTTTTTGTAGAAATCGTTTAACGCTGTAATTTCTTTGTCATTTGCTTGTTTTTTCCACGCTGCCAAATCTTCTTCCGATTTCTTATCTTCTGCTGCTTTTTTTGCATTGGCATCTTTGGCTATTTTGGCAATTTCATCATTGAATATTTTTTCGGCTGCAATATATTCAACAGAACCTTCCTTAAATCCTTTTACACTGGCTGTAAATTTACGCTTGGCAAGTATTTCAGCACGTTCAACTTCGGTTTTACCCACCAATTCCGCATCCAATATCAGCTGCTCCGAACGCTTTTTCAATTCGTCTTGCCTTGCCTTTTCATCCTGTGCTGCTTTGGCTGCTGCTGCGTTTGCATCGTCTTGGGCTTTTTTTCTTTTTTCGATTGCAGTCTTTGCCTTTTCCTGATTTTCCAACGCCTTGGCTTCATTCGGGAAACCTGCCTTTAATTGCTTATCGTAAAGACCCTGCGCTTGGGTAACTTCCTGCTGTGCGGTTTGCAGATTTTTCAAACCCCTTTTGCCTAATTCCTGCGCACCTTTGTCGATGCCCATTAACGCACCAACTGCCCCAGCGTAAAAGTTATCCCATGCGGAAGTCTGTTCGTTAAGGTCGCTGTTTTGCAACTCCAATAAACGCTTGGTTTTTTCCTGTAATATTTGGGCTGCTGCCTCTGTCCTTGCCCTTTGTGCAATTACCAATATATTTTCTTTGGTGCGGTCAGTCAATGTTTTCATAGAGTCCGCATTATCAAGGTTTATGTCATTTGTTTCAATCCCTGCTTCCTTCAACTTTTCAAGAGCAAACTTCCTTTCGGCTTCCGACTTCGTGGTGTCCTGAACAACGCTATTATAGAAGTTCAAATCATTGGCTTGGGTTCTTGTGGCCTGACCAGCGATGTTGATTTGGTCATTCATCTTTTCCATTTCGGACTTGGCCAAGCCAAGTGAAACGGCAATGTCATCCCAATATTCTATGACCGTTCCAAGTGCAGTAATCAAAAGACCAACTCCGGTAAGCATAAACGCTTTGGATGCAGTGGTCATTTTTTGGAATGCTTCAATGCCTTTCTGTCCAAGTGACTTTAATTGCTTACCTGCTTCACCAAGTCCTTCCAATCCCTGTGCGAGTGCCATTGCACCCTGAACTTTTAACAAGGCCTTTTGCACGTCTTCGCTTTCAGCACCAAACAAGGCCATTGCACCCTGTGCCGCCTGAAAACCATTTGCAACACCTTTGGCTATTGTGTTAATTCGGTTAAACTTGTCGGGGTTTAATGCCTGAACTTTCTGCTGAAAGTCCTCCAGCTGGTCTTTCAGTTCAGCAACTCGCTGCGCTGCCTTTGTCGCTTCGGGTGAAAACTCCCCAAACTTTTGTGCGAGTGCGATTGCTTCGTTGGTCGCTTCCCTGATTTGTGCTTTCAGCGACTTAACACTTTCCGTGCCAGTTGTTTTGGCTTCTAAATTTATTGCTACTGTGGTCGTTGCCATTTTATTTTTTGCTTATTACTCTCCATTGTGTGCCATCCGACACGATTTGTACGCACTCGTAGTGTGTTCCCAGAACATAGGTTGCCCCATCGTCAATCGTTTGTGACTCGTATGGGTCAATTATCAACTGGTGTGCGCTGCTGTTTTTGTATACGTAGTATGCTTTCCCTAAACACGTGGTCGCATCGGGTAGATTTAACGTGGTGTTGGCCGTACAATCCATGATATAGATGTCTTTGTACAAGTCAGCGGTCACGGTTGTTGCAGCGGTCAACTGAATGCGATTGGTGCTGAAATTGACCTGTGTCATTTGGTGGCCTTGCACCCACACTTCGTCACTGCCTACGCTTTGCACACCTTCACCAATTACGATGCTGCGTTCACTATCGGGAAGGAAGGTTGTGCCACTTGTTGCAAACGCTGAATTAGCCCTGCCGTAGTTTGTCACCGCATCACCCGTTACAACACCGCTTCCAATGTTGTTGTATTGACCGACTGAAAACCCTTTGTTTTGAATAACCCTGCCCGGCAAGGTGCTGCCATCGTATGGATCATATTCGGTTTGTCCACTACCGCCACCGCTTGACTGCGTTCCACCACCGCCCACGCTTCCGGTGGTTGCTGTGAATGTCGGCCCTGTTTTAAGAAACAAAAACTCACAGATATTGACCGATGGATTTATCGGGTCATAGTCCTCAATTTTATTCAGGCGGAAGTAATTGCCATCAAAGAAATACAAGTCACGAAACGACAGCTTTTCCATGTCGGCAGGGGTAAGGTAAAAACTGCCCTTTACCAACTTGCTATCCTTGTCAATTATTTCATTGATGTATTTTCGCCAATACGCATTGTATAGGTTGTTGTTGGTTACGGGTGTTCCACCGGGCAATCCGATGTAACGGGGCATCCCAAAATTGATGTCAGTTGTGGAAGCCAATGGGTCATCCAAATGCCCCATGTAGGGGTAGTTGGTTTTTGTTGTTGTGCTGGGTGAAGATACAGGTGTTGCTTTGCCATAGTGAATTGTGTATGTTTTGCAGCTCATGTATTTATATTGCAACAACCTTAATTTACCAGCTTTGCCATCCTGATTGTCGGTGGAGTTTCCGGGCAGATATTTATCATCAGCACCAACGCTGATTATCGTTGTTGGCTGAAAGCCAATCTCAACTTTCTTTTCTTCTTTTATGAAATCGTTGTTAATTGTTATCTGCCTGTCTCCATAAATTCTGTCAAAATCTTGTTTGTATGCCTTGTTGTCCTCATCGTCACCTTCGGAGTATGTGAATAGATATTTACCTGCATCCAATTCACCCATTGGTGTAATGTCCAGCGGCTGCGACAAATCCCTTTTTTCTGTCCAATCCCTGACCGTACTTATGTAAAATTCATCACGGGGTAAAATGAGTAGTGTTTTTTCAATTTCGGTATCTTCAATATACAAGTTGAACATGGTAAAAAGCCACTTCATGAAATCACGCTGCTTTGTTTCACCCTGAAAAAACCCACCGAAATCTATGGTTTCATCATAACCCCATGTGGTTGGTTTTATGTCATTGTAAATCGCACTTCCTGTTTTTTGTGTATATGTCCACCCCGTTAATGTGGCAAGTGTATTGCGATCAATTATTTTAAGTAACTTAATTTCAACCGTGTCATTTCTGTTAAGATATAGATTATGAAAATCAACAGGTTGTGTGACTGTGCCAACACCAGCACCATTTGCAATACCTGCTTCACTTATGCCATCAAGAACAAAATTTCCATTGATATAAAGACCATAAATAACCAAAAAAACTTGGTTTGCACTTAACCCAGATACAGTTGCGTTATTGTCAATAAAAATATTGTAATCTCCTGAATACTGACAGGTATAAACACCTGTTGTATTGTTGTATTGATTTGATGAGTCGCTTATTTCATTATTGAAAATAAGATTATTTCCAGCAGTTACAGTTACATCTGTTGACCTTTCAGCTTCAAAATAACGTAATGCAATATCGTCATTTCCAAGAACTGGGTATCTTGTCGGACACGGCACAACCAATCTTTTAAACTGCGCTGTGTTGAAGAATGAACCACTTGAATAGCTGTAACCTGCACCGCTGAATATTTTATCTACAACGGTTTTGGCATACATATAAACGGTCATGTTATCGACATTCAGGTTTTGATAATTAGCATACGTTCCGTTATCTGTCCAGCCATACACATAACCCTCGCCCGTTGGTGCGCCACCGCTAAAATTCACATAGCCGCTTGAACCATTTTTTACAATCGAAGTATTCCACGAATTGAAGATGTTGGTCGCATTCAGCACGTGGTTATATTCCGTGAAATCCAAGTCGCTTAATTTGGCATCCGAAATCTTTGCAAATAGGTCGGCAAGTTCACCGTGCATGGAACACTCATACTCAATTTGGTTCAGGTCATTAACCTTAATCGATAACAAACGGATAAAACCCTCAATCTGCGTTACTTCATCCACCGTCAACAGCGCATCGGCTTTCAGGTTTGGGTTAAAATCGGGGCTGAAATTCGTGGCAGTTGTGTTGCGGATGGACAGGTTCAAATCAAACAAGTGGGTGAACAGCTTGTTGTTTGTCTTTGTACCGGGTAGCGTGAAGGTCTTTGTCCAATCACTTGACCTGCTTTCGGGCTCACGAATGTCGGCAATGCTCTTATTTATCTGTATTCCAAAATCGGTGGGCAAATCCACGCTGTACCCACCACAAACTAATCTTACGTTGTTCATGCGTTTTGTAACCTTTCCGGCTCGGTATATTCAACTGTGATTTGCAGGTTGTTCGGGCCGTCAATGTAATCCATTACCTCATAGCTTGTATCAGTAATGTTGACGGGGATGTTTCCGAGAAACACCACAGGCGAAGCAATCAAATCTTGCAGCCACTCAAATTCTGTTTCGGTCAGCCAGTTGGTGTTCAGCACCACCTGCTTTGTCTTTTCGGTAGCATAGTTGGTCATGCCGTGCTTACTTGTATCGTACACATACTGCACACCGCTGATGCCGTAATTGTTCCGCTTGAATTGTTTGCGAGTGACGTTGTATTTATCTCGTGACAGCATTGAACACCGCACACTTTCAAAGCCACCCAACGGGTTCAGGAAGTACAAATATTGCGGAACATATTTGCTGCATTCTTCTACCACATCAAAGCGGTAAAGTTCTGTTTGGCCGTTGCTGGATGCGTTAATAACCTGCATCGTGTAGT